AAGTTGTTGGTCTCCATTGCTGAAGCCCCACCGCCTGATCCTGCAATAGCACCCCAAGCACCGTCAGCATAACCTTCAAATTGTGCATCGGTGGTGTTGTATCTAAACATTCCATTAGCAGGTGATCCATCTCTTTGACCTGTAGTACCGCTTGGCACTTTAATAGAACCAGTACCACTTAAAGTCATGTTGGCAAATGTTGGGCTGTCTGATGTAGCCACTGCTTGCCCAATAGAAATCGCAGTGCCTGAAATAGAAACACCAGTGCCAGCAGTATGAGTTGTTATGTCTGCACTACCATTAAAGCTTACACCGTTTATAGTGCGAGCATTAGCAAGAACGGTGGCACTGCCAGCGTTTCCTGTTGCTGAAGCTGCCACTACATTAAGAGCATCTATAAAAGCTTTATCAACATATGAATCTATCTTTGTAGCAACTCTTGTATCTGTGTAATACAGATTTGTGTTTTCTGTAATTGCTGAGGTATTGAGTGTTATATCTTGGCTACCATCAAAGCTTACGCCTGAAATATTTCTAGCTGTTGCAAGAACTGTTGCGCTGCCTGCATTGCCACTGGCTGATGCTGCAACCACATTTAAAGCATCAACAAATGCTTTATCTACATATGAATCTATTTTAGTTGCAACGCGTGTGTCAGTGTAATAAAGATTGCTTGACCCTTCGCTGACCGTATCTGAGTTGCCCTGTGTATATGTCAAAACACCAGTCGAGGAATCATAAGATAACTGAGTTGAATTTTCTGAGATAGCACCTCTTGCTCTTGCATCGGTAAAATATAAAGAGCCATTTTCAGATATGTCTCCTGTGTCTAATACCACTGCCCCTGTTTCTGAATTTACGCTAGTAACTGGAGAAGCAGATTGTGTAAATGAAATTACACCAGTTGATGAGTTATAAGATATATCGCCACTTGCCGAAATAGAGCTACGCGCCCTTGCAGTTGTAAAATACTGGTTACTTGAACCCTCGCTGAGTGAATCTGTGTCATGGTTCGCAATACTAGAAACTGTACCAGTTACATTTCCTGTTAAGTTTCCTTCAATGGTTGCAACCAATATGCCTAGTGAAGCTAAAGTAATATTACCTGTTGCTGAACCGTCTGCTGTGGTAAGTCCTAAAGTAAATTTATCTGCTGACTCATCCCAAATAAAGACTGCATTATCGGAGCTACCTCTATTAATAAGCATACCTGAATCATTGACTGGGCTGCCTGTAAGATTAGAGTTAAGTTCAAATAAGTTATCCTCTATCTTTAAGTTTGTTGTATCTAGGTAAGTAAGATCGCCATTAACCGTTAAATCACCAGCCACTGTAAGATCATTGGCTATCTGAACATCATCAGGTAAAGATAAAGTAACAGCAGCAGATTCTGAACCACTACCGCTTACGCTAACCTTGTTAGCTGTACCAGTAATGGATTGCACATAATTGCCTGTAGTATCTGTACCTAGCCCTACGCTATTGGCTGCAACGCTTGCAGCTTCTACGTTTAAAGCATCTACAAAAGCTTTGTTGACTCTTGCATCTATGGCTGCATTTGCGCGTGTGTCTGTATAGTAGAGGTTGTTATTTTCTGTAAGATCGTTTGTAGTTTTAGCGCTAAAGGCTGAATCAAAACGTGCTTGCGTATAGTAGAGATTTGTATTTTCTGTAAGATCGTTTGTTGTTTTAGCACCAAAAGCTGAGTCAAAACGAGCCTGCGTATAATACAAGTTTGTGTTTTCTGTGAGCTGGGAAGTATTAAATGGTGTTAATGAAACCACACCAGTAAAAGTTCCAGCAGCATCATCGTAAGTCCAAGTAAGACCAGTGCCATTTTGTACTAAAGCTGCAACCCTATCGTCAACGCGTTCATTGGTAAAATAGAGGTTGCTCCCCTCGCTAAGGTCGCCTGTATCTTTACTACTAAGCCTTGTATCAAAACGAGCATCGGTATAATAAAGATTGCTCCCTTCAGATAAAGCGCTGGTTGAATGATTGGATATATCTGAGACTTGTCCAGTAACATTACCAGTTAAGGCTGCTGCTACTGAGTTAAAAGTAACATCATCGCTGGTTGCAACGCTTTGACCTATAGAAAAGGTAACGCCATTGCCTGAAGCTGCTGATGTAACACCAGTACCGCCTAATAAAGATAAAACCTCAGAATCAAGATCAATCGCTATGCTGTTTGAGCCATCAGATATGTCTAAATCTTCAGCAGTTATAGCGCTTTCTACAAATGATTTGATAGCTTTTGCTGAAGCTAAAGTATCATCGCTTGCAGATACACTTGATAAATCAGTATCTAATACTCCTGATTTAAGATTATCTACTTCAATATTAGATAAAGTATTGCTATCTAAATCTATGGTTTTGTTCGTAAGTGTCTGATTTCCAGTTAAAGTTGCTACAGTAGAATCAATATTTATAGTGACTGTGTTTTCTGCCCCTGCTGTATCTATGCCTGTACCACCATTAACAGTAAAGACCTCTGAGTCTAAATCTATGCTTAGAACACCACCGCTATCTGCTTGGAAGTCTAGGTCTTGCGCTGTAACTTGGCTATCGACATAAGCTTTAATTGATTGCTGTGTAGCTAATGCAGTGCTTGAATCGCTGCTTAAATTATCTTCATCTAATATGCTGCTAACTGTAGAGCCACTAGAAAATGATAGGGATGATATGCCATTAACCGTACCAGCATTAATATCTACCGTATTATCTGCGCTTATGCTAAATGGCAATGTAACCCAGCCTGTGTTGCCTGAGTTTCTTATTTTTAAAACTGAATTTGATGTATCTGCCCACCATTCGTAAGCAAAAGTTGTTGCAGGCTCTGAAGCACCGCTATTTTGAGATACTATTGCACTAAGTGCGCTATTAATATCAGCCCTGACTGTAGCCCCTGAAGCATTTGCGATATTGTAATCATGTTGGCTCATATGTAAATTCTCAATATATGTTTGTTAATTATAAATAAAATCTATTTTATTTCCCTTTTTTACTATCTTTTTTTTCATTAATTTGTATTGTCTACCGTTACGGTTAAACCAATTTGAGTGTAATTTTGATTACCGTTAAATTTAACTCTAAAGTAAGCTGTTGAGTCTGATCCGCTAAAGCTTAAAGTGCCATTGTATAAAAGCGTATAGCCCCTATAAGTACCAGCAGAAATAGTAAACACCTGCCCAGTTGCATTGGAGTAGCTTGATCCATCAGTAGAATATTCAACCACCATATTTGCAACATTACCTAAAATTCCCTGCACATACGCAACGAATGATCCACCTGACCTACAGTTGGTTATACTCACTGGCGCACAAGTATGCACCCCACTACTTCCAGTGTTAGCTGATGCTATGTAATTTGATCCAACCCTAGTTAGCGGTACTGCTGTATTATTATGGTTATAAATTTTACTGGTTACATCGGCAAAATATTTAACAGCCAACGTATCTACATCAATCTTTGTACCTGATAAATTGTTAATTCTTGCATTATCAATAAACACTGACCCACCACTGACAACAAATGGGCTTACGCTAGTTCCAGCATCATTATCAATTTTAAAAGTGTCTGCTAAAAAAGCCACTGTGCTAGTAGCGCCACTTCCTGAAGAAGCATTGCTGTTAAGCACCATTTGAGCAACCTTGCCATTTGCATTCAGTTTTAAGACATAAGATGCAGCAGCGTTACCGTTTATATTGGTTATGGCTGAAGCATTAGTTGATATGCTTGAGGAATTACCATTTACACTTGAGGTTAAGCTGGAAATTGAAGAAGCATTAGATGATGCTGAATTAGTAACAGTTACAATATCTGATTGAGCTGTCGCAAGCGCTGTACCCTGACTTGTGACTGTAGAGTTTAAAGAATTGTAAAGCGATATAAGGCTTGAATCTCTTGCTTTTTCCCAGCCATTATTAGATGCGTTTCTTACATAGACCTGATTATTGTCATTGGTGTCAGCCCATATATCCTGCGCCTGCAAAGCTGATCCGTCTGATCTTGTAGATGGTGCTGAAGTTGCTTTAATTAATTGGGTTGAATTAGTACCGCCAGCATTTATGGCTGACTCAACATCAGTACCAACTTTTGCAAGAGTAATAGCATCATCTTTTACGTCTCCTGTGGCTACTGGCGCGGTGCTAACACTAAAGGTTAATGTTGCTGCATCAGATTCAACGCCAAGAGTATTAATGGAGCTAACGCTTGCAACATAGTTTGAACCTACTGGAATAAAATCCAAATCAACAAACCCTTCATCTACAATTTTGTTTGTCAGCTTGTTGCTTGAGCTATCTACAATCCTAATCCTGTATTGATGATCAGGAAAGTCTGTTGGCTCTGACCAAGTTAAAAATGGTCTGCCTGTAGAACTTGAACCGCTATCAGTAAAAGATAAACCTGTTGGAGCTTTTACAGCAAAAGCTGACGGAAGATTAGCCAACTCTTCTACTGGTTCTTGCGGTGGTACTTCCCATGTATAAACATCAAAGTATTCAATTAAACTTACTGCAATTAACCCTTCTGATTGCAGCTCTAAGGCTTCTACCCTGCAAATTTTTCCATTAAAACCTAGACCTGCATAAGTTAAATCAACTATGTCTCCTACATTAAGCTTATACATCTCAGGAGTACCTAAAAACTGAATGCTGGTTTGATTTCTACTTCTAGTTAAAATTGCTTTTGCCATGTTATAGGCAATATAAGGATCAGAAACATAGGGAAACTCTGCTTTAACCTCTAAGACTTCACCACCATCGTCTGATGTGTAGTTTGGTGAAGCATCATGCAAAACTGTTGCTGTGTCTAATTCATATTTTTTGTTAGCATTAAAAAACTCAACAATAACCTTGTTTGCCTTTTTGTCTTTATTGCCATAGTCAACGGATATTCCTGAGTCAGCAATAATATGATCGTCAGTAATACTAAAAGTTGATGAGCCTGTGTCCTCAATAGATAATTCATATTTACCGTCTATATAAAGAAAAATACCTCGCATATTAGCAAGCAATTCTTTTGCATTTTCCATGACGTTTTTATTAGTATCTACATAGCCATTGCAATGAAATCTTTTAACCTTTAATAATGATTGCCCATTCTGAGACGTGTAAGTAGAGCCTAATGTGTCTTTAAAATAAACAGCGTAGTCCTCACTAGAATCGTAAAAATGCGTTCTTTGCACATCTTCAATGACAGCAGAATTAAGAATTGCGTTACCAACCGCATCCTCTAAATCCATTAACTCACCAACTTTGTTTTGCCACCAAACTTCATTAGCATTAGTGCCAGTTATATTGATAAAATTATTTCCTGATACACCTTCCCATGTAATATTTTTCGCAGAACCATTAAAATATGGTTGATCTACTTGGGTATCACAAACATTAGCAGCAGTGCTAAAAGTTGACATATTAATTTGCGATGATGTTAGACCCTTACCGTATTGATCGTTGCTAATCCAATCAAGGAAGCATAAGGCTGGATTGTCTGAATGTTTGTAAGTAGAAACAGTACCAAATGTTTGAGTATTGTCTCTTGGATCAAAAACTTTTTTACCTCTTACTTGCACTGTTAGCTGTGGCACTCCACGCCACATTCCTTCTTTGTCATAACCGTAGTGAGCGCAAATGTAGCAAATACCATCAAGCCTATGTGCTGAAGTCCAATTTGACATAGAAGCAACCAGCATAGGGTCTGCTGTTTGTGATGCAGCCCCATGATGTAGGTTCATAACATATCTATATTTAGCAGTAGGATCAGTTCCAAAAGTACCGCCAGTAAGATTTAAACTATTTGTTCCATTTTGTGAAACTGTATTTAATGACCCACTGCCTGAAGCTATTTTATCTGAGCCAATATAGCCACCATTTCTAAATCTTGCAGAATCTGTTAATGGGTTGCCATCTAGCTCTATCGTTCTACCTAATATTTCATCGCACTCTCCAACTGATAAAGCATAAACAACATACATATCCCTTGAGTCATTAGCATTTACATCCATGTAAATAATTTGTGCGCCTACTCTTCTTGTTCCGTAGATAACTGGGATTTTTCCACCCATAGAAGTCTTGTTAGCAAGTATGTCTTGACCTTTATTAAGCATGTTTCTTGCTTGTAAGAATCCTTTAACTCCTACTG